ATGGAAATCAAAACAGTGGCAGACCTTCTGCCGTATCAGGAGTCCCTCAAGGATCTGTGGGAGGAGGAGCAGTTCCAACCAGTATTATGTCTCCTCAAGAGCCTTAAAGAAGAGGCTATTACACAAGTTAGAGTTATGGATATAACTAAATCAAGCGAGGATGTAAAAGCATCAGCGGCGATGCTCAAGATGCAACTCAATATTACATCAACGCTTATTGATTTGCCAGAGGTTATTAAAACCACTAGGCAACAAATAGAAGAAAAGCAAAGAACAGTAGCTAGAATGCAAGCAGCAAATGAAGCTACTGGAATGCATGATGCAGGAGGTAATCAATGAAACTACCCTGGATGAAGAAGCCAGAATCAGAATCAGGTGAGATTGAGTTTCCTGATGAGCTGAAGAAACAAATTGAAGCAGGAGCAGGGGCTGCTAGCAAACTTGAAGAAGTAAATAAGAAACTCTCAAAGCTTGATTCTGTTGATGAGTTTATTACGATGTTTAAGAGTGAACGTGAAGAAGCAAAGAAGAAACAAGCAGCGGCGGCTGCTGCTAAAAGTCAAGAAGCCACTGACGCTGAACTTGATGAATTGATGATTACTGATCCGAAACGTGGTGTTGAAATTGCGGTTCAGAATGCCACACGTGATACCAATATTGCACTTCTTACTCTACGTGCTGATAATATTAAGCGTGAGGTCTTTGAGAGTGAAAAGGACTTTCCGTATTATCATGGTGATATTAAGAAAGAGGTTGACAAATTAATTGAGGGTCAACCACTTAAGAATCGCAATGATCGGTCTGTAGTTGAGAATTGCTACAAGACCATTGTTGGTAATCACATTGATGAGATTGTACAAGGCAAGTTGAAGAATCGTTTTGCATCTTCCGACGGTGGTTCACGTGGAACAAGCAGCGGGAGTGCAGGTTCTGGAACTGGTACAGGAGATTCTGAAGTTCCATTTGATTCTCTAGGCCAGAAAGATGATATTGCTAAAGCAGCAAAACTTCTTGGCTTTAAACCAGGTGAATATCGCAAGATGCTTGATGCAGAAGGGATTGGTTACGTATAATGCCTGAGATTAAACATACACCTTTTGTAAACGCGGTGGAGAAGCCAACAGTGCAGGCTCCTGATCCCAATCCCGTAACTCCTGCTCAACCTGTGACACCTACTCGTAGTGTTGCTGAGAGTATTTTAAAGGCTGGAGTAACGGTTGAAGCTCTTGAAAATGAGATTGACCGTATTTTAGAGGAGAGAAAGAAAGCTCGCGCCGAGGCTTCTAAACCCAAAGAGCCTGATTGGACTAAGATCTCAGAGCAGGATGCTTACAGACAAGATATTTACATTCCTGTAATTGAACATGACGTGCCTGATTACATGAATCTTAAACTTAAAGATCAGGCGTATGAAGTTGTATGGTCATCTAAGGATCAACGTAGGCTTGGGCAACTTTTAGCTGAGGGTTATGAGTGTATTAAGCCAGAACACATCGATCCACATTTTAAGTTACCCCTCAGGTTTGACAGTGAAGATCTTTACATTTACGTTGACGTTATTGCTATGCGAGTGCATAAACGTATTTTGTATGGTAAGCGTCGTAAGGCACTCGACATCTCACAGCGTCAACTTAAAAACACTAATAAAATTCCACAACAACGTCTGAAAGGCACGTTTGATCTAACTTCAGACGAACCTATACTTGAACCAGGTTTTTCACTCTATTAGACACAGGGATAAAACAATAACGAACGTATAACTAAGAGAGGAATTGGTGTATGGCCGGAGCGAATCTTACTACGCATGTGCCCATACTGCAAGTGCTGGAGAAGGCGGGTACCACGCCATATACCAGCTCGCAGCCTGAGGCAGCCTCGCAGACGTTTCAATTTGGATCGCCTGTACAACTTAATGGTTCTGGCTTTGTTCAACAGTGGGATGGAGTTACAACTACAGCGGGTATTCTAGGTGTGTCTGAGTCATTTGGGCTTAACCTAGGATCTGCTGGACTTGGAGCACCTACTCCGTATTTTGGTCAGATTACAGGTCCTGGGGCTATTCAGACATATGGTTCAGTACCTAATGAGCCTTTGGCTTTTAATATTGCACTCGGTACTCCTATTTCAGATGGTCGTACTCTGTATATGGAGCCGAATCAAGATAATATTTTCCAAGCCTTGTTTGATAACAGCAACGGTTTAGTAGCAGCGGACTACACTCCGGTGCAGGCGAGTCTCGGTCTTACTTATGGTATGACCAAAGATGCTAACGGTTTCTGGTATGTTGATAAGAACAAGACTGGTGGTTCTGCGATTGTTCAGATTGTAGGACTCCCTGCTGGTCCTCTTGGTTACGTCAATGCACCAGTTAACTTTGTGTTTCTAACCGCCGCTGTTCAAGTGGCTTAATCGAAGGAGATTCTTTTATATGCCTCAAGTAAGAGCGAAATTTCCGCAGTTGATGCAGTCGGGGCTTAAGAAGATATACTTCGATAGCCTTGATGCCCAGTTGAAGAAGTCGGATTATCCGATGGTATTCAACGAAGAAACATCTGATTCTGAATACGAGCAAGAACTTGAAATGGCTGGTGTTCAGAATTTGTTAGAGAAACCGGAAGATGCTAGCACATCTTACACAGAAATGAAGCAAGGTGGGTCGAAACGGTATATTCATCTTACTTACAGTCTTGGAATTAGAACTTCCAAAGAACTGTGGGAAGATGATAAGTATGGGCTTGTAAAGAAAGGTCCAGGATTGCTGGCGCGTGCTGCTGCTTTCACAGAAGAAATGATTGCGTGGAATGTGCTTAACCAAGGATTTACCTCAGCCGTAACTACTGTTGACGGTAATCCTTTGTTCTACAATCAGCATAATCTGCTCTGGGGCGCACAGGCTACTCAGATTGCACCTGGTGTAGCCGGTGTGATTAGTGCTCCTGGTACGTATCCTAATCGTCCGGCGGTTGATGTAGACTTTAGCGTAGCGGGACTTCAGCTTGCTACCAATCATGCAGCTCGTATGATTGATAATACCGGCTTCCCGATTCGTTTGAAGTGGGTTAATCTGATTACACCTCCTGAACTTCGTTTCTTGGTACGTGAGATTCTGGGTTCTACTGGTAAGCCTTACGTAGCGGACAATACGATTAACTCTTTGTTGCCTGAAGATTACAAGAACATTGAAGTTCCTTGGCTTAACAGTCCATCTGCTTGGTTCTTGGTAGCCGAGAAGATTGACCATTCGTTGAAGGTATTTCATCGTATTCGGCCAGAAACTGATTTCGATGATGATTTTGATACGGATGCGATTAAGCAAAAGACAAGACTTCGTATGTCAGCAGGCGCGACAAGGTGGCAAGGGGTCTGGGGAACGCAGGGGCCATAAATAACTAAAAATTACCTATACGAGGTTTCAAATGGATTCTAAAATTTGTAATACTTGTGGTAAGCTTAAACCATTGAATGCTTTTCAAGTTTCATTTGCTGGTCAGAATGCTAAGATGGGTTTTAACCAGAATGAAAATCGTAAGCATAGATGTAAGGCTTGCTATGGATTAAGGGATAGAGTTAGAACTAAACTTACCTTTTTATCTATGTATGGAGGTAAGTGTGTTTGCTGTGGTCAGGATGAGCCAAGATTCTTGACCTTAGATCATGTTAATAGTGATGGCAGTAAACACAGACAAAATTTGGCTGATAATCAAATTATGGCTAATGCTGTAGCCAATTATCAACCAGAACTCTATCAGATTCTTTGTTATAACTGTAATTGTGGCCGAAGTGCCAATGGAGGAATTTGTCCTCATAAGGATAAAACCAAAGAAGAATATCTTACATGGACAGATAAACTTCTTGAATCCAGAGCTATTAATCCAACTCCTCGTATTAGGTTGACACCGTTACAACAACTTGAGCAACTTGCTAAGGGTCTTTCTAAAGAGGAACTAGAGCAAATACTCAAGAAAAGTTCATAGCCGTAGGCTCCTCGCCGATCGCTATGAAAAATGGGGTACTGATTGTCCCTGCTCTCAGTACCCCAGAGGTTTAAGTAATGGCTGGTGGGCAGTTCAACTCGGCTAATCCT